TCACTTTTTGTTCACGATTTGAACTGGGATAGTGACGTACTCAGTTGTTACAGGTATCTTGATAAATTCAATTTGGCTCTCATTGCGTTGCTTGATCGAGGTCAGAAAGTACTCGGGAACGTTGGTCGTCATCTTTTCGCCGTGCACATTTACTTCACAGGTGTACCTGCGCTCTTGATTTAGGTGTTCGCTTCTACCGATGATTTTATACGTCAGGTTGAGAAATCCTCGGTCACCATCGTCGAAATGGATTTCTTCTCCGATGTTAAACTTAAAATTGTTCATTTTATTTCGTCCTTTTTACGTTTTCGATCTTCTGGCTTGCGCTGTCTTCGATAGCCTGCGCTGTTCTGCCCGCGATCGGTATTTTCGGACCATTTCAAGCGTCCGGTGTCCTGTCACGGCCTGAATTTCGCTGTCTGAACATCCCGCTTCGGCGAGGGCGACGGCTGCGGTGTAGCGCCAACCGTGAATTACGAATTTGTCAGCCCCGATCGCCGTTCTGACATCTTGAACACGTTGCTGGATCGCGCGCTTTGACAGTCCCTTTGTGGGCGAAACCGCGATGATGTGTGTCCCATTTCGATCGAGCGTGTCGAGGTGCTGGCGAAGAAAGTCGGGGCAGGCGACCCAGATCCGCGCGCCGGTCTTTTCTTGCACGACCGCGATGAATTCGCCGTCATAGTGCGACCATTGCATGTTGATGATATCGCCGATCCTCTGGCCGGTTCCGATCCCGAGCAGCATCGCGGTCAATTCCCATTTCAGGTCGTGGCTGATGCAGTGCTTTTCATAGGCGTCAAGGGCGTCCTTTGTCCAAGGTTCGTACTCGCCCCCTTTCAGCTTTTCGACCCCGCTGCAGGGGTTCGCGGTGATCCATTCCAGATCGATTGCATGGGCTGACAATACAGACAGCATTTCAACAAAGGCGTTTGCCTTGCGCCATGTTTCGGCGTGTGCGTCTCGGGCTGCGATCACGTCGCGACGCTTCAATTTGGTGAAGTCGCGAGGGCCGTTCAGTTCGCGGATCTTTTCGATCGTGCGTCGGTATTCGGCCTGTGTGCTTGGCTTTTTCTGATGAAACTTTGGGCTTTGGTAGTAGCTGGAAATCAGGGCGTCGAAGGTCGTCTTGACGTCCTTCTTTTTTTTGCCCGATCTGATTTCCCAATATGCCTGATCAAATTCGGGCGTGTCTGGATTGTCTGGCAGTCGGAACATTGTCTTTCCGCGCCGGAAATAATAATACGTTTTCCCCTTCGACGTGCGGGTCGTCAGGTACTTGCGCTGTGTCTTTACGGCCATTTTGTCACCATTTGAATTCGTCGTCGGCGATTGCGTCACCCGATAAGATCGCCTCAAGGTCGGCGACACGCCAGCGTTCAATTCGGTTAGATTGGCCGTCAATTAGGTGCACTTGCGGGCCGGGTAATGCCCCGCACTCGACAAGGCTTTTGAATTCCGCCTGCGACATGTCGAGCATCTTCGCGGCGGTCTTAGCTTGCACGGCGATCGGTTTGATCTGTCCCATATCCTTCAACCTTTTCTGATGCTCTGTTTTCGCGCAGCTGGCGCGCGACGATTTCCCTGACTGGGATCGCGATGCGTCCCGTTCCGCGACATTCGGGGCAGTCGTGGGGCGGGGCGTATCCGCCACCGCACTCGGGACAGTTGACCCCGTTTCCGGCAAGTCCCTTATCTGCCATTTTTCAAAACGTCTGCGATCGCGGCGTCTTCGATGATGCTTGCGATTGTTGCGATCAGGCAATCGGTCGTCGCAGTTTGAAATTTTGGATTGTCTGCGGCCTGCGCCATGAGCCAGACGCGCGCAACTGGGGTGATCGCGCCTAAAATTTTGAAGGTGTCAGATCGCGCGTTCAGGTCTTGCGGCAATTTTCCTGCGCGCTTGGCGCGTGTGATCACATTCGTCACATAGTCGCGTGTCAGTCCGAGCGCGTTTGCAGTTTCTAGGCGGTCTCGCCCTAAAAGGTAATCATTTACGATTTGAGCTGCGTTGCCTTTGAGTTCTTTTGTTGTGCGGCGCAGCCAAGCCAGCGAAGTAGATCCTGCGTCGGCTTGGGCTTGCATGAGGGACCATAGCTTCGTCTGGCTTTTTGCCGTTTCTGTGCGCAGGCTGCTGCGGCTTCGGCCTGGAGGGACCAGTCGATTAACAATCCATAAGACATCATCCGGAATTGCGACGGCTTCGGGGTTTTCGGCCTTGGGGGTGTCGTGTGCAGTCATAGTTCGGCCTCGACAGATACTGAACTTTTGCCAGTGTCGCAGATCGTGTTCAGGGCGGCGATCTGGGTCTGTGGTAGGGCGATCGAGCAGTCTGGCATAGTCGCTTCAATCGTGTCCCAAATGCCGCGAATTATCCCGCGTTGTGTCTGCAGCGCGTCACGACCTGACGTCGCCTCGTGCGCGTTTGCGCGGGTGTCGATGTAGCGGTCAAGAAATACAGAAAGCAGGCTGACGACATATCCGCGCGCCTGATCTGGGTGAGCGCGTTCGATTGATCGAACGGTCTTCATTGTGCTTTGCCGGATCTGAACTTGTGTGCGATCGGCGATCATGTCGACGGCCATCTCTTGTCCCTTGTGTTGATTACATGGGGGAAAGAGATAGTGATAAAAAAATTATCCCGTCAAGATTGTTTGTATAAAAAAATTATCACATCGCATTATCCGAAGGTGTCGCGCGTCCGTTTTTTGCCCCATTTTGGACGATTCGTCGTCAAGGTCGAAACTACGGGTGAGGCGTTGGGGGCTGCAGACTTGTCTTCGCGGGTGCAGGTTTGAAATACGTCAATAAAATAGGCTGTTTTGAAACCTGACTTGACAGCAATGACGCAACTGCACCTCTATTGCGCAGAAGAGAATACTTAATTTCTAATTTAAGAGTTTAACGATGAACGACGACGAAGTTCGTTTGGATGCTTTGCTCATCGGGGCTGCGCACTGGGGCGTTCCGATGGATATGCTACACGATCTGACGGAAAATCTGCCAGTTGAGCACATTGAAACGGTTGCCGAAAATTTATCTGCGCTTCTGTCGTCTTAGGGCCGGTAGTCTGGTTCTCGGCTTGTTTGGTGGTCGGCTTCAAATGCGCGTTTGCGCCAAAGCTCCCTCAATGCCATTGGCAGGGCGTCGTCTATTCCGAAGAACAAGAAGTCGAGAGACAATCCGTGCCTTTTCCTTAGGGCGATCGCGCCGTTCAGTGACAGGCGTGTAAGGCCAGTTTCCCAATGGGAATAGGCTGCGCGCTTCGCGCCGATCGCTTCGGCGTACTCGGCTTGTGTCCAGCCCATGCACTCGCGGTGCCATGCCAAGCGCGCGCCTATGTCGGCGAAGGGTGTGTCAGGTGTCGATTTCATGATGTCGATGTTAGCTTGCTAAAAAAAATATCGCATCTGCGCATTCGTATCTTGACCGGTGATAAATTTTTTATCACAACTAGCCCCCATGAAGAGGCTAGATGAACATAAGTTGCGGGTTCGGTCGATTATTGATGCCGTGGGTGTCGATACGATTATGTCCGGTTTGCAGGTGAATGACGCGTCAGTGCGTAAGGCACGTTCTGACGGCCGGTTTTCCGCTAGTTGGTATCGTTTTATTCGGGATCACGCGCGGAACGCTGGCGTCGACGTTGATAGCGACGATCAGTTCGAAAGCCTCTTTTCATTCAAAGGGGGTTTTGATGCTAACTAATGGTTTTGCACAAGATGAGGTCGCGCCGATCATTCATGTGGTCTGCGAAGATGATCTTGATCGCGATCTTTCGACAGATTTGGCGGTGATCTATGGGATGGACGGTCGCGCGTCGATCCAAGTTGACGCGGCTGTGTTGCGATTGATGTCGCTGCGTCGTGGCAGTGATGCGGGGGCTGACATGACCGATCGGGCTGTCGCTGACCGGATGTTCGAGGCTTATGCCCCGATGTTCTTGCTTGCTGCTGTTGGCGCTGGTGCTGTCTTGATTTGGGGCGCCATTCTGGACGCGGGGCTGTTCGGATGATCCAGATGCGTCCGGGAATTCTGCCCCGATTTCACAAGCCGCTTGAACCCGCGTGTCCAGTTCATCTGAAACGTGTCTGCGGTGTCTGCAAAAACTTCGAAGGCGATCTGTACGATCGTGGCGACTGCGATCTTATGGGGCTGAATGTCTCGGGCCGTCGCAATGCCCACGCTTGCCCGAATTGGGAACGTCGATCGGCGACGTCTGTGGACTAGTGGACGACCTGCGCGCTTTCCAGATGGCCGCGCTTCACTGTGGCCTGAAAGCGAAATGCGCGCATGTGACGATCGCAGATCGGCAGGATCTGCGAAGGAAGGCGTTAGCGGCGGGGTCGCCGCACGTCGAACAATCAATCGAATTTGATGCTCTGGTTGGGTCTGACCCCGCTGTCGCTGGCGCGCAGTTGCTGCGCCATGTCTCGGCGACTCTGCCCCCTGAGCATTCTTGGCAGGACCGGCGCGATATTGCCGGGGATTAGGATTAGATATGCAGACGGCTATTCAGACCCAAAACGGGATCACTTGGGAAAACTTTATGCGCGATCTGTTGCGCGCTCAAAATGCCCGCGAAATCGCGCAGGCATGGGCGACGCGGCGGATGTATCGTCGGGTTCTGCTTTTGTGGGGGCCGAAGCGATCGGGGAAAACAGAATTCGCGCGGGCGCTGGTCGGCGCTGGTCTGATCGATTTTCGCTTTGTTTATGACTTTGAAGAATGCCGCGACCGTGGGGTGATAGATCCAAGCGTTACGGCGACGGCTTTTGCGGAGCGTTTGGCCGCGTCGCGTCCCCGGTCCCCTATGTTGGTGCTGGCGAATAGCGGGCCGCGCGTCACTCGGGGTCGCGATGGGGTCGTGTCTCTGTTTTGTCCAGTCAGTGTGCCAGACGCCTTGGCTGTCCCATTTATCGCCGATCGGCTATTGACCGAAGATCGCGCGGGCGTTGTTGGGTGGGCTGTCTGATGGCTGATCGTCCTGTCACCGATATCGCGGCTGAGACGCTCATTTTTGCCGCGATGTGTCTCGGGCGGAATTTTTCGCCGCGCGACGATGAGCGCGAAACGCTGCTGTATGTCCTGCGTGAAGCCTATCTGCAGACTGCAGGGGCGACGGGCTGGCTAGATGTTCTGCGGTCTGCTGTCGCGGATCTGTTGGCCGTCGGCGGCGATGTCCGGTCGCGCGAACATGTTTATCTGCGTCAACAGGTCGAACTGTATATGCGGCAAAGGTTCGGGGATGCGGCGTCGCAGCTGCTAGAGGCGACGGGCGCGCAGAAATGAACCGTGATGATCGATTAGAAGAAGCGCGCGCGATGTCGATGCTAGAGGTCGCTGACCGATTGGCGATCGGAAAGCTGCGGATCGCAGGCGATGAGCGCGTCGGGCCTTGCCCATTATGTGGGGGCGACGATCGATTTTCGATCAGCCTGTCGAAGAAAATATTTCGCTGTCGCAAGTGTAACCCGAGCGGCGGCGATCAGGTTGAACTTGTTCGTCACGTGATGGGGTTGGATTTCAAGGCGGCGCTGGCGTGGCTTTGTGGTGAGGCTGTCGACATCGATCCGCGTGAACTAGAGCGTCGCCGTTTTGAGCGCGAACGCCGTGAAGCAAAGGACGCGGCGCGGGCCGAACGTAAGCGGCAAGAGGCGATCGCGCAGGCGCTTGAAATTTGGCGTCGATCCGTGCCGGGTCTTAGGACCCCCGTTCAGGATTATCTGCGGATCAGGGGTATTGATTTGGCGGCTCTTGGCCGGTGGCCCGCGTCGCTGCGTTATATCCCTGATCTGCCCTATATGGTTTGGCGATCTGATCGCCGGGCGTGGGAAAGTGTTCACGTCGGACCAGCGATGATTGCGGCGATGGTGAACGCAGATGGCGACGTTTGCGGGGTGCACCGGACTTGGTTTGACCTGTCGGCGGACATGGGCAAAGCGCGGATTTTGAACGGCGACCAGATCATGCCGCGAAAGAAAACCTTAGGGTCGAAAAAGGGCGCGATCATCCGACTTCTGCGCGGATCGACCGGGGCTTTGATTATGGGTGAGGGGATCGAAACGACGCTTTCGGTCGCGATCGCTGATCCGCGTGATGCGTCATACTGGTGCGGGGTCGACCTTGGCAATATGGGTGGCCTGTCGATGATGAAGCGCGTCCGGTTGGATGGGGGGTCGAAGGCTGCGCAAGCTGACGCGAGGCATTTCCCGGACATGAGCGACGAACGTGCTTTTGTGCCGCCTGATTGGGTCGATGATCTGACATACCTGCAGGACGGCGACAGCGATCCCGAAACGACCCGCGCGATACTGACCTGCGGCCTGCGCCGGGCAAAGGCGCGGCGGGCCGATCTGCGCGCGCGTATAGCCTTCGCTGGCGCGGGTCGCGACTTCAATGACATTTTATCGAAAGGGGGCAGCAATGACTAAGCATGTCACCGAAGATCATCTGAACGAAATTCGCAACGCGCTTGACGCTGCGGATGAAATCGACGGATCTGGATCGAACCCCGCACCCCCTGTGCCGACCGGTGCGGATGTTCCCGAAGCTTCGGCGGCTCTCTATCCCCTGAACGATTTGGGGAACGGTCAGCGGTTTGATCTGTACTTCGGCGAAGACGTTCTGAACGTTCCGCGCGTGGGGTGGTTCGTCTGGGATGAACAGCGATGGGGGTTGGATGATGATGCGGTCGCGGTGCGGTCGCTGGCGCATAAAATTCCCGAAAAGATTATGGGCGAAATCGATCATCTTGATTACGCTGATTGGGAAGCCACGCTTTTAAGTTCAGAGGATGAACTGCGCGATCGCCAGCGCGTCTTGGCGAAGATCATCCCGACTGAACGGTCGGAACAGCAAGCCAAAGACCTGATCGATCTGAACCGTCAGTTGGACACGATCGAGAATATTCACGCGCGGATGAAGGGTCGTCGCAAGGCGCATCGCGATTACAGTCGATCGACCGGGAACAGCGGGAAAATCACGAACATGCTGATCGAGGCGGCTGTGCTGCAGTCGTTTGAACTGGATGCTCTGGACGCTGACCCCTTGATGATCAACACGGCGTCGGAAACATTGAAAGTTTCGGTTGAGGGTGGCGGCGACAGTGGAATGTCGCGGGTCGCGTCGATTGCGACGCATGATCACGATCGGGGCGACTATCTGACAAAGGTCATGCCTGTCGATTACGATCCGACCGCGACATGTGCGGGGTTTGACAAATTCATTGAGCGGGTTTTGCCCGACCCCGATGTCAGAGGATACGTGCAGCGTTTTCTAGGCGTCGCAATGACGTCGCTTAAGGTGCAGAAAATCCTGTTCTTTTATGGCGCTGGCGCGAACGGCAAGTCAGTTCTGGTCGACCTGATCGCGCGAATTATGGGCGACTATAGCGCGACCGCGAAGATCGAAAGTCTAACCGGGTCGAAGAAGCGCGGCGGGGCTGATGCGACGCCTGATCTTGTGCCGCTGATCGGCGCGCGGTTCGTCCGATCGTCGGAACCCGAAGAGGGTGAGCGGATGCGAGAGGCGGAAATCAAGGCGCTGACCGGCGGCGAACCGATGATGATCCGTGGGCTGAATAAGGACTTTGTCGAGGTTGAGTTGTGTTTCAAGTTGGTCGTGTCGGGCAACCATAAGCCCGAAATTCGGGGCACTGACGACGGCATTTGGCGGCGTGTCAGCCTGGTTCCGTTTGACGTCCAAATTCCCGAAGCGGAACGCGACCCCCTGCTAGGCGAAAAGCTTTGGCAAGAGCGGTCGGGCATACTGAATTGGATGCTGGCGGGCCTGACAGACTATCTTGAAGGGGGGCTGCAGGAACCTGCGTCGGTCACAGATGCGACGAAAGAATATCGCGAGACGCAGGACCCTCTAGGGACGTTCCTGACCGATGCGTGTGAGGTGACGGGCAGTGAAGACGATTTCATGCTGTCGCGGGATCTGATCGAGGCGTTCAATACGTGGCTTGAAATGCAGGGGCAAGCCCGATGGGGGGGGCGAACTGTGTCAAACAGATTGGCGACTAAAGAAAAGCAGTGGTGTCACCCTGTCAGTAAGAAAAAGTTTGCCAGCGGCAAGCGATCGGCGACGGGAAAGCGCGGGATCAGGCTGACGGCTGATTTCGCGCGGGACATGTCCGACTTTAGGTCGGGGCAGCATGGGGACGCGCCTGCGCCGGATCGCGAAGTTATTGATCCTCAGGCGTTCTAGGGTGACGCCTGAGGGTAGATTATTCTTCAAGGTATCCTTTGGCCTTTAGGGCTTCAACGAGAAGCCTGCGGATCATTTCGGGCCTTGACGGGTGGTCCGCTTCATCGGTCGCAGCGGTGTCGAGGGACTTCAGAAGATTGGGTTGAAGCCTCACTTGGACTGGGACGCCCTTGCCGGTTGCGGGGCGTCCTCGATTTTGTGGTTGCATATTTTCTGTTGAGTGGCTCATTATTTTATGCAACCATAAAAATCAGGCTGAGGCAAGACTTGACCTCTCACCTCAGCCCTAACCGAAGCACGATCTAAGAAGGAGATCGAGAATGGCTGTGGCCAAACATATCATTACGTCCTGCGATCAGGAAGGCCTGACGCGTCGCAATTTCATCTCGGGATTACCGTTGGCCGGTGTGGGCCTATCCATGCCCCAAGCTGCCGAAGCTGAGGCGGTGAGCGATTTCGGGCATCTGGTCGAGGTTATCGAGCAGCTAGAGGATTGGCAGGACTGGGAGCAAGCCAGTGTTGTTGCCGCGAAGGCGTTTGTTCTGTGGCAGATCCGTAAGGCCCTGAACCTTCCGCTGCCTGATGCAGTCCATGCGCAAATGCATGTCGATGATCAGCGCCGCCGATTTGAAGATTACCAACAAACATCAGCCGCCACGATTGATCGTGAGGCTGGTCACTCTGCCAAGATGAATAAAATTGAAAGGAGCTTGTAATGAAAAATGAAATCAAGGAATGGCGACAGCCTCTCAGCATGTCGTCGCGCGAGATCGCGGAGCTGCTGGAGGTTCGGCACGACAACGTGAAGCGGACCGTCGAGCGGTTGGCTGACCGAGGCGTGATCGAATTCCCTCCAACGGAGGATATTCCCACGGCTACCAAGCCGATGCGCGTCTACCACCTCGAAAAGCGCGACAGCTACGTTGTGGTCGCCCAACTTTCCCCGGAGTTTACCGCTCGTCTGGTGGACCGCTGGCAGGAACTAGAAAGCCAAGCGGGGGCCATTCCGAACTTCTCTGATGCTTCTGCTGAAAGCGTGATCATGTGGCTCTTGAGCGGGCGTGGGCCTCAATTGTCTGGCGGGGGCGCCAGAGCGGATTTAAGTTCGAGGTCCTGTAGGGACGAGGTAGATTTATTGGAGGTCTTTCTAGTGACCTCATGCGAGGTTACCGGGCATGAAAGCGACTTCATCTTGTCGAGAGATTTGATTGAGGCGTTCAATACCTGGCTGGAAATGCAAGGCCAGCCAAGATGGGGGCTGCGGACGGTCTCCAACCGGTTGACCGCAAAAGAGAGCGAATGGCGGCACCCAGAGACGGGAAAGGCCTTTGCAAGCGTCAAGCGCGCGGCAACGGGCAAGCGGGGGCTTAGGCTGTCTGAAAGCTTTGTGCGCGACATGATGAAGTTCCGGCTGATCGACGCAGATCAGAAGTAGATATTAGTGTTGACCCCGCACCCCGCTGTAACTCATCGTATTTTTCGTCCCGTCGCACGAAGACACATTGAAACGGGACGGCTTGAAGGGACTGAAAGTGTCATTGCGCGGCTTGAGTTTCTTCCTCACATGGGTGTGGGTTTCCAAACGAAATCAGGAAGTTGCGGAGTTAATTGCGGCCCGAAGGGACCGACGGGACTGAGTTTTCGGGTTATCTTCCGCGCGCGCGACCTTATGGGGTGAGGGGTGATTGGTAAAAATCTTACCACGGGAACTCATAGGGATTTTCAGTCCCTTCGGTCCCTTCGGGCCGTTACTCGAATAATAAGTTTATATTTAACAACGAGTTGTACGGGTTTTTGTCTGGGCTTTGTTTTTCTTTTTCAAGCCGTGGTTTTTACTTTCAGTCCCTTCAAGCCGTGCGGTGAAGTTCAGGTTTTCAAGATTTAGTGGAAGGGTGGCCGATGGCCACACAATCTAGGGAAAATGGAAAATGTTGCAGATTGGTGATCAAGTCCAAAGTGTCGCACCCTCGAAATTGCAGGGGGCTGAGTACCCTTCGCCGAAGTGGTTTTTGCTGACCGTGCGTAGCCGCGCCGAAGAAAAGGCGCGGGCTGCGTTGGAGCGGGAAGGGGTGGCGTCGTGGTATCCGACGCAGGTCGAGTGGCGTGCGCGGTCGCAGGGCCGTCGTCGGAAAGTGCGCCACCGCGTCAAGTTGGTTCCGGGCTATATCGTGGCGCGTTTCACCGGCGTTCCGAATTGGCCGATGATCCTGCACGACAGCGCGGTCGCGGAATATGTGTCGTCTGTATGTGGCTATGGCGATCGGGCGGTTGCGCTGACCGATCAAGAAATTTCCAGCCTGTCTGGGATCGGGCGTCAGGTGGCTGCAGCTGACGTGATCGGCGTCGGTGATCTGGTCACTGTCTCGGGCGGCGCGGTCGACGGCATGATGTCCCATGTCACTCAGATCGACGGCGATGTCGCGCGGCTGGCGATACAGCTTTTCGCGGGGGTGCCGGTATCCGTTTGTTTGGGGCGCCTGAAAAAAAGTTCTTGCAATTCCGATCGGACATATTCTAACGATAAGAAAGTTATCACGGCGAGTAGCGCGTAAGCGTCGATAAACCGTCTTCTGTCCGACTCCCTGCTGAAAGGCGCAAGGTCGGCGCAAGTGCGAAGCCTGCAGTTTTATCTGTTCCAAACCAAACTGACCCGTCGTTTTCGGCGGGTCTTTTTTTTGTCCATAGGGCAGATGATAAAAAACTTACCAAAGGCGACGACATGAAACATATTGAAGCCTTCGTTAGCGCGCAGTCAGCGGGCCTGATCGCCCCTACTGCGCAGAGTACGGCCCGCGCGTCATGTGGTGATGGTGCGCCTGCGGCTGTGGCAGTGGCGGGGCCGCTGGTCGCCGTTGGGCTGGCGATCGCGCCCCGCTGCTGATGCTTTCTGTTACTTCGGACATAGAAGCATTTGAACGCAGCCTGTCAGACTTCGCGCGTCGTCAACTTCCCTTTGCGACGGCCTTGGCGCTGAACGACACGGCGACCGATCTGAAAGACGATTGGAACGACGTTCTGCGGAATTCGCTTGAAAGCCCGACCCCCTTCACAATGCGGGGGGTGTATCAACGGCGGGCTTCAAAGAATAAGCGCGTCGCAGAGGTCGGGATAAAGGACATTCAGGGGGGGTATCTCGGGGTGCTGCAAGAGGGTGGCGTTCGTCGCCCTAAGCGTAAGGCGATCCCGATCCCTGTCGGTCAGAAGACGAACAAGTATGGCAACATGCCGAAAGGCGCTGTTAAGAAGCTGGTCGCACGGCCTGACACCTTCGTCGGAAAGGTCGGGGGGGTCGCTGGTATCTACAAGCGACCGAAGAGGCGAAAGAAGTCAGTCGGATCGCCGAAGCTGATGGTGTCGTTCCAGCCCCGTGCAAAGTACGAAAAGAAAATTTCCCTGCCCGAACGGTCAGGGCCGCGCGCGCGGGCCAAGTTCCCTCAGGCTTTTGCGCTGCGGTTTAGGCAAGCGATCGACACGGGTCGCTGATCGGGCGTCGGGTCCTTCCCCCCGACCCCGATCGCACGGGGGTAATTCGCACCCCGATCTGTGCACTTTTTTGGAAATTTCGAACACTTGGAAAATGGGTTGTTGTTGGGGTCTTGATGGCTGAACGCGCAGACAGTGGGTTGATGCATGTTGATATGACGCCCGAACTGCGCGCGATGGTTGCCCGTCACCCTCTGCCCGATGGTGTTCCCGACGCGGACATGTCGCAGACTGAAATCGCGCTGGCGTTGGATGTCTCGGCGAACACGGTTGGTAAGTGGCTGATGCTTCCCGACTTCCCTGTCGCTGAACGTGGCGGTCAGGGGCGCGCGCATGTGTTGCGCCTGTCGCATGTGTGGGCATGGCGTCACGATCGAGCGGCGCAGGAAGAAGATCGCCGCGCTCAAAACCAAACGGCGATCGCGGCGCTGCAGGCGTCCATGTTGAACCTTGATGCGCCCGGCGAACAAGGGCTGACCGCGAAGCAGGTGAAAGAGATTGCGCAGGCGGATCTGGTTCACTCGCAAGCATCGGTGCAGCGTCGTCGTTTGGTTCGGCTTGAAGAGGTGATCGAACTGATCGAAGGCATCATGAAAGCGACGCGCGACGGGGTCGAGGCAATGCCCGACCGCCTAGAGCGCGAACTTGGACTGACCCCGGCGCAGCTGGAAAAGGTCAGCGCGATCGGTGACGACATCCTGAACCGGATCGCCGACCAGATCGAGGCGGCTGAACTGAATGAACGCGGCGTCACTGATGTCGAAATCCCGCAAGGGGTGATGATCTGATGGGCATAGCACATAGAGAATTCGGGCCGTTGCCGCCCTATGCCGATCCGCGCGTCGCGCTGATCCGCGCGTTGCCAGCGTTGCGGCCCGCGCAGAAAATCAGCGTCACCGAAGCGGCTGAACGATCGATGTATGTGAGCGTGAACGACCAGTGGGTTCGCTTCCGTCAAGACGTCACGCCCCAGATGGTCGAGCCGACCAACTTGGCGAACAGCCGCGATTTCAAGAGCGTGATCCTGTGCGGGCCGTCTCAGTCTGGCAAAACACAAATGCTGCAGACTGTCGCGTCACACGCGATCACGGCGAACCCCGGATCGGTGGCGATCTTTCAGATGACGCGGGATGCGGCGCGCAGTTATTCGGTCGACAAGATCGGGCCGATGGTGCGCAATAGCCCCGACCTGCGCGATCGACTGCAGAAGGACGACACGTTTGAAAAGACGTTCTCAGGCGGCACGACGTTGGCGATCAAGTGGCCGACGATCACGCACCTTTCGTCAGCGTCGATCCGAGTTGTTCTCGGGACGGATTATGATCACTTCCCGGTTTCGATTGGGGGCGAGGGCGACGCTCATACGCTGATGCGCGCGCGAACCCGATCCTATATGTCGCGCGGAAAGGTCGTGATCGAGAGTTCGCCGGGTGCGCCTGTGATCGATCCGACATGGTCGATGCAGACGGTCCATGACAGCCCCCCGGTCGCCTATGGGGTTCTGTCGCTCTATCCGTCTGGAACGCGGGGCCGGTGGTATTGGCCGTGCCCGCATTGTGAAGAGGAATTCGAACCGACATTCAAGCGGCTGATCTATCCTGACAGTGTCGATCCGATCGAGGCGGGTGAAGCGGCTGAAATGGCTTGCCCCCATTGCGGCGGGGTCTTCGGACATGACCTGAAATCGGAACTGAACGGGGCGGGCCGTTGGCTTCACGAAAGCAAAGACGGTCGCCGGGCTGTTCCGCTTGGCGATCCCGATATGCGCCGCTCTGACCGCGCGACGTATTGGTTCGACGGGACATCTGCGGCGTTTTCTTCATGGGCCGGTTTGGTGTCTGACTATCTGTCGGCCAAGGCGCACTTTGATCGGACGCAGGACGACGGGCAGTTGATCACGTCGGTCAACACGGGCTTCGGCTGGCCGTATATCCCGGAACGGGACGGCGACGACATGCCAGATGAACTGTCGTTCGATGATCTGCGCGAACGGTCGCGGGATATTCTGACCCCGCGCGGTGTTGCGCCGGAGTGGACGCGATACATCACGGTTCAGGTCGACACTCAGAAAAACCGATTTGATGTCGGTGTCGTGGCGTGGGGCGATGATCAGCGACATCAACTGGTCGATCGGTTCGAGGTGATCAACCCGCCTGACGATGCGCCCGACGCGGCTGGTCGATCGATCAGGCCGTTCGACTATGCCGAAGACTGGAACGCTCTGCGCGTTCTGTCGGCGCAGGCATGGCCGGTCGCGGGTCGCGATTATGGCCTGCAGGCTGTGGCGGTTTCGGTCGACATGCATGGTGGCGGATCGGAAACCGGCGAAGGGTCGGCGACTGAAAACGCCTATGCCTTCTATCGGTCCCGTCGCCGTGCTGGCGAGGGTGCGCGATGGTTCCTGACCCGTGGTCACGGGGGCAAACAGAGACAACGGATTTGGTATTTGGCCCCCGAAAGGGTGGCGGCTGCGGGTGCGAAGAAAAATCGTCGCGCGGCGACCGATATCAAAATTCTGAACATGGCGGTCGATCGGCTGAAAAATGCGACGTCTGTCGGGCTTCGCAAGACCGAAGGGGCGGGGGTCTGCCTCTTGCCCGCTTGGCTGGACGATACGCGGATGCGGGAAGTCGCATCGGAGCGCAAAGACGGCGACAGCTGGGTCAAGCGCGCAGGGGTGACGCGAAACGAAACTTGGGACCTTCTGGTTCAGGCGCGGGCGACGAACATACAGATCGGCGGCGAGCGCCTGACTGGTGAGCGGTGGCCTGATTGGGCGCTGAACCATGCAGGGAACATTCGGGCCGTGCAGATCGAGGTTCAAGCCGAAGACGCAGATACAGAAACGCCCGACGCGCAGCCTGATCCTGATCCGGTGCCCGCGTCGCCGCGCCCTGCGCCACGGCGCAGGGTGCACAAGATCAACTTTTTGAACAGGTGACGCGATGGCCTACACACAGGCGGACATTGACGCGCTAAAGAGCGCGATCGCAACGGGCGCGCGTGATGTGCAGCGCGGCGACGAACGTGTCAGCTATCGGTCGTTGGCCGATATGAAAGAGGCGCTTCGGATGATGGAAAATGAAGTGTCGGGGGCGACGTCAAAGGCGCGTCAACGCACCCTGACGCCCCGTTCAACGCGGGGGTTCTGATGAAGACGACTTTTCTTGATCGGATGATCATGCAGATCGCGCCGACGTCCGGTTTGAAGCGTATTCAAGCGCGGGCGGCTGCGGATGTGGCTATGAACTATGATGCGGGTCGTCCGACCCGTCGAACAGCCTCTTGGAGCGCGCCACGGTCAAGTGCAGACGCGGCGTCAGGAATGGGTCAGCGTGACTATCTTCGATGGTTGGCGCGGGACTTTGTTCGAAACCGGCCTTTCGCGCAGCGCGGGGTTTCGGTGATCACAAACAACGTCGTCGGTTCGGGTGTGGCGATTTCCGCGCGCGGAGACGATGCCGATGTTGATCGGGTTATGGGCCTGAAGCGGAGACATCTGGACACGACCGCGATCGACGCCAATGGCGCTTTGAATATCTCTCAGATGCAGCGCGTTGGGATGTCGGCGGCGGTGCAGGATGGTGAGGTGTTTTTCCGGCGACGCTGGCGATCCGGGGCTTATTCGGCGGGCTTGCCTCTGCCGTTTCAGGTGGAAATGCTAGAGGCGGATTTCCTTGACGATCGTGTGACGTCTTGGGGCGGAAATGAAGTGATCGACGGTGTCGAATATGGGCCGACCGGATCTGTCGTCGCGTATCACTTCTTTCGTCAGCATCCGGGGACAGCGTCGACCCGCGTGAACATAGAGTCGTCACGGGTTTCAGCTGTTGACGTGATCCACTTGCGACGGATCGATCGACCGGGGCAAACGCGGGGCGTTTCGTGGTTCGCGCCTGTGATCCTGACTTTGGGCGATCTGGCTGACTATCAAGAAGGTGAAATCATAAAGCAGAAAGTCGCGGCGCTATTGGCGGGCTTTATCGAAAGCGACCCGGTAGACGATGCGACGGGCACGAACGCGGAGGATCGCGCCGACGCGCATGGGTTCGGTGAAATGGGGCCGGGGACGATCATGCAGCTTGATCCCGGTCAGCGGATGTCCTTCACGTCTCCGCCCTTGGTGAACAGCTATGACCAGTTCACGCGTCAGCATTTGGCCGCGATCGCGATGGGTCTCGGGATCACTTATGAAAGCCTGTCGGGCGATCTGTCTCGGGTCAATTTCAGTTCGGCGCGCATGGGTCGGATTGAGATGAACCGCAACGTCGAGACGTGGCAATCGGAGCTTGTAATTGGTCAGCTTTGCGAGGGCATAGGCCGTTGGTTCCGGGACGCGATTGCGCTGGTCGATGCGGGATTAGCGTCGCGGCCTTGGTCGTTGCAGTACACTGCGCAGCGTCCGGTTCTGGTCGATCCGACGCGGGAGATCCCGGCGATCGTGAACAAGGTCGAAAGCGGCCTATCGAGTATGCAGCGCGAACAAAGGGCGCTTGGTCTTGATCCCGACCAGATCGCCGAAGAGCGCGCACAGGACGCGAAGCGAAATCAACCGAAGGGAATAGAAGATGAGCCGACTGATTAACGGCGGGGTGATCGTGCTGTCGGGTGTCTGTATGGCGGAAAACTTTGATGGTGGCTTTCCGCACTACAGCGCGACCGATGTGCGCGAGGCGCTTACAGAGTTCGACGGGGACGTGACGGTCACGATGAACAGTCGCGGCGGCGATCCGTGTATCGCCGAAGAAATTCGGATGATGCTGAAAGAGCATCCTGGCGAAGTCACGATCAAGATCAACGGCGACTGTTCGTCGGCGGCGTCGCTTCTTGCGATGGGTGGCGACACTATCCTGATCAGTCGCGGGTCAACGATGATGATCCACAATCCATCGCGTATGACGTTCGGAAACGCGGCGGCGCACCAACGGTCAATCATGCATCTTTCGGCGTTGGCCGATACATATGCGGGGGTCTACGCGGAGCGAACCGGAAAGCCGGTCGAGGAAATCCGCGCGATGATGGAAGAAGAAACTTGGCTGACGTCCAGTGCGGCGGTCGAAGCTGGCTTCGCGACGGCGATCAGTGACGGTGACGCGTCCGTCGATGGCGCTTTGATGATTTCCGAAGCGAAAGCGCGTTTCGGGCAGTTTTTGGAAATGTGCGCGCCTAGCGCGGACGGTGCTGTCAAAGAAATTGGCGGCGGTGAGGGCCTGCGGGCAAATATTGGGGAAATCCATATGAAAAACGAAAATACACAAGCCGCTGCGCCTCAGGATGCTGGCGCGGCCTCGGGTCCGGCTGACGTGTCGATGTCGGCAATCGACCTGCAAGCGGCGATCGCCGCTGAACGTGAACGTTCGACCGCGATCATGTCGGCGGCTGAACCCTTCATTGAAGGCGGTCAGGTGTCGCGTGATGCCGTGGTCGAAATGGTGAAAGACGGCGTCACTGTTGAGGCTGCAAGCACTCAAATCCTGCAGATGGTGGCGACCGCGCAGGCGAACACGCAGACGACCAGTCAGCGTCGTCCCGCTGACCCCCGTCGTGATCGTCAGGATGAAGTCGCGACGCGTCGTGTCGGCCTGAGCATGGCGCTCGAAGCGCGCCTGATGGGCGAAGATCCGACCGACGAACGCGCGCGTCCCTATGCGGATCTCGCTATGCATGAAATCGCCGCAGTTTCGATGGGGCGCGAACTGCCTCGTTATGGGTCCTACGCTTCGCGCGAAGGCATCCTGATGTCGGCCATGCATTCAACTTCGGACTTTCCGAACCTTCTGTCGGGCGCTCTGAACCGCACGTTCGAACGTCAGGTCGCTGACGCCGAACGGACCTTTGCGGGCTTCGGTCGCGAAATGGAATTCAACGATTTCCGCGCGCATTCGGTGTTGCGGGCTGATCGTTTCCCCGGCCTGCAGAAGATCCGCGAGACTGGTGAAATCGAAATGGGCACTTTCGGCGATGAGGGCGAAAGCTTGTCGATCGGCAGCTATGCGTCGGGCGTCGTCATTTCGCGTCAGGCGATGGTCAACGACGACCTTGGCGCGATCCGTGACGTCATGTCGACTGCTGCTGGCGTGATCCCAGATTTCGAAGAGGCGCTTTTCTGGGGCGTGTTCCTGTCGAACCCCAAACTGTCGGACGGCACGGCGCTGTTCCATGCAGATCACGGCAACTTGGCCGCATCCGCGACCGCGATCACGCAGGCGGCTCTGTCGGCTGGTCGCAAGGCGCTTCGCACCCAAAAGGGCGGGTCGAAGAATGATCAGAAGATCGTCGCAAATGCCCCGGCTCTGTTGATTGTCGGTCCTGAAAAGGAAACCGAAGCGCAGGCGATTTTGACCGCCATTCAGGCGACCAAGACGGGCGACGTGAACGTGTTCAACAATTCGCTTGAACTGATTGTAACGCAGGAAATCACCGACAATTCGTGGTTCCTGTCGGTTGACCCGATGAAGCGCACCCACGCCATGAAATATGGCTACCTCAAAGGCCGCAAGGCCGCGCGCATTCGCGTCGATGAGCCTTTTGGACGTCAGGGCACTGCCATGACGATCGAACACGACTTCGGCGCAGGCGCGGTCAACTATCGCGGCGTTTACAAGAACGCAGGCGCATAAGCGCGGCTTTTCCTGATCGCCGTGCTGTCGCGCGGCGATCTTTCCTGACCCCTTCGGGGTTTCAAGTTGAGGGCTATTCACATGAAAAACTACCAATCCTCGGGTGCGACGCTCCCCCTGACCGCGCCTTACGATGTCGCATCTGGCGGCGGGATGAAGGTCGGCGCGATCTTTGGCGTCGCGTCCGTCGACGCTGTCGCGGGCGATATCGTCGAGGCGGCGCGCGTCGGCAAGTTCTCTCTGGCAAAGGTGGCCGCGACCGCGATCAGTGAGGGCGCGAAGGTCTATTGGGACGACACGAACAAAGTTGTCACCCCGACCGCCTCGGGCAACACGCTGATCGGCGCTGCGGCGATGGCTGCTGACGCGGCTGCGACCGTTGCGTCGGTTATCCTCGACGGCGCGGTTCGCTAACTGTGCCGTCTGTCTTCGGGGGCCTGTCGCGGGCGATCACTGTGACGCTTGGCGATCCGGTGACGCTCTGGCCTGACGGCCCGTCTGCGAGGTCCGTCTTGGGCCTGATCCGCACAGACCAGATTGAAGTTGAAGGGGAAGAGGGGATGCCAGTCTTGGCGCCAGTGACGACCCTTCGGCTGCGTCTGTCTGATGCTGTCGGGCTACATCGCGACGATATGATCGAAGACGCTTCGGGGCGACGATGGGCGATTGACTGGAACGACCCGCCTGTCGCCCCGTCGCCTGACCCTCTCACACTGTTTTACTTGAAGGACAGCGAATGACCGAAAAAGTGAAGATGATCGCGCTGATGGACATCACGGCGCGCGGGATCAAAAAAGGTGCACCCTATACGGCGACCGCGCAAGAGGCTCGGGATGATGTTCGCATGGGTCGAGGTGAGCGAGACACGGCCAAGTCGACGGCAGCGAAATGAGCCTGACCGCGACTGATCTGCGCGCGGCCTTGCGCGCAGAACTTTTGGCGGAACTGCCCGCGATCACATGGGTCAAGGATTGGTGGCGCAAAGAGCAAGTCACCGAATTGCCGCGCGGGGCGGTCGCAACGCCAAGCCGCCGATATAACCGCGTTTCAACCGCATCGACTGACGTCGAGGTCGATCTTCTGGTGATCGTCAAGCGAGCCGGCGACGCCGATCTTGAAGACGATCTTGACGACGACGGCAGGCGGATTGCTGCGCGGGCGAATACCTATCTCGACACGGTGTCAGACGACTTCGATCTGACCGAAATTCGCTCTGGTATCTCACAACAAGGCGACAAGCCGATCGGCGAATTAACGATGTTTTTCCGCGTGGTTCTTCGCGGGAATTAAACCGAAATCTGAGGAAAAAAACATGGGACGCCACACGGGCAAGAACGGCATGTTCAAGATCGGTTCTGATACGATCTTGGACCTGCGCGGATTTGACATCACCGAGACTGTCAGCGACAGCGACACGACCGCCTGCGGCGATGCTGCAGCCAATCACGAAACCTTGACGACCAGTTTTTCGGGTTCCGTCGATGTGCTTCATAACAGCGACGACACGGTTCAATCTGTGCGCGCTGGCGACGTGATCGCCTTTCAGGGATACACCGAAGGAAACGCGTCGGGTCGCGAAGTCGTGTCGGGTTCGGCAACTGTCACCGAAGTAGGTCGCAGCATGACCTATAACAGCGAAGTGACCAAGAAAATCAGCATTAAGGGTCGCGGCGCATTGTCGATCGACACGGTCGCATAATGACCGGGAAAACCTTCACTGGCGCTGACTTCATTTCGGCGATCAACAAGATCGCCGAAGCCCCCCGCGATCTGATCGCTGTCGATGTTCCTGAGTGGGGCGAGGGCGCGCAGATATTTCTTGATCCCCTGATCACTGTGACGGATCAACGGAATATGTCTGTCGGCCTGAAAGATGGTGACATGTCGGGCGCGATGGTGAAATTCGCGCTGTTCCGGTCGCTGGATAAAGACGGAAATCCACTGTTTTTGGACCCTGCGACGGGTCTTCCGAACCCTCAGGCCGAAGCGGCTTTGAAAACAAAGGCTTCGGCGCAAATCCTGCAGCGTATCGTCACAGCTGTCGGCGATGAGGGTGACACGCAGGCGGAAAAAAACGCCTGACGGGTGATCCGATCGGTCGGTTCGACTGTCTGGTCGTTCGGGTTGCCCATGAATTCAAGAAGTTGCCCCATGAAGTTCGCGCGATGTCGTACCGTGATTTCACGTCGGTCGTCGCGTGGCTTGATCTGGTTCAGGAAGAACAGGAACGTCACTGATGATGAACATGCTGAAATTTATGATCAGTGCGGACAACCGTTCTGACAAAGCGTTCCAGCAAGTCACGGGGCAGCTGTCAAAGGTCAAGGGCGTGATCGCGTCCGTCGATGAGCGTGTGAAGCGCATGGCGGGCAGCATGACTAAGTCAGGGGCCGTGATGTCAGCGGCAATCACTGCCCCCGCGAGCCTCTTGGCGAAAGAGGCTTTGGGCCTTTACGACGTGCAGGTTCGCGCTGAACAGTTGGTGAAATCTGCTGTTGCATCAACTAAGGGCGCGGCTGGCTATGCGGCGCAAGAATTGTTTGACATGGCGTCGGGTTTTCAGGCGATCACCACGTTCGGCGATGAAGACATTCTTGCGAACCTGACGACGCCCCTGCTGACGTTCACCAAGATCGCCGGTCCCGAATTTGAGCGCGCGCAAATGGCGGCGCTGAACATGAAAACCGTTCTCGGGACGGATCTGACATCGGCGGCGGTGCAGATGGGTAAGGCTCTGAACGACCCGATCGCGGGGATCAATTCATTGGCCCGTGCGGGTGTTCAGTTTTCGGACGACCAAAAGAAGCTGATCAAGTCATTGGTCGAGACAGGGCAGATCGCGAAGGCGCAAGGGCTGATTTTAGATGAACTTGACACACAGTTCGGCGGTCAGGCCGAAGCGGCGGCGACTGTCGGGATCGCAAAAGTCACGCAGCTGAATAACGCGATCGGCGACGTCAAGGAAATGATCGGCGCGGAAATCGCCGGGTTCTTGCCCCCTCTGGTCGCGAACGTTCAAAGCGCGGTCGACGCATTTGCGGGGCTGTCGCCTGAGGTAAAACGAAACATTGTGGTTCTGACCGGGATCGCGGCGGCTGGCGGGCCTGTTCTGGCACTTCTCGGGGCTGCGGCCTTTGGGGTGTCTGCTGTGGCTGGCGCTGTTGGTACGCTGTCGGCTGTTCTGATGGCGAACCCGATCGCGCTGGCGATCGGTGCGATCGCGGGCGGGGCCTATCTGATCTATCGAAACTGGTCGGGGATCAAGTCGTTCTTTTCGGATCTGTGGTCGTCTGTGTCGTCGTCGGTGTCTGCAGGTTGGGACGTGGTGTCGTCGGTCCTGTCGGGTATGGTTCCCGATGTCGTTAAGGACCTGTGGCGGGGCCTGCCTCAGTTTTTTACCGGCCTTTGGTCGGCAGTCTCTGGCGCGATCCAAACAGGCTGGAACGCGATCAAGTCGCTGTTCGCATTCATGTATAGCCCCGAAGTGTTGATCTTTACCCCGTGGGGTGCGGTCGGGGCGTTCTTCATTGGCCTCGGGCCGGTGGTCAAAGACGCGTTCGTTCAGGTTTGGACGTCGATCAAAGAAGAGGTTTCGCAGTGGCCTGACCGATTTTTTGAATTTGGGAAATCTCTTGTCAAACGCTTAAAAGAAGGCGTGATGTCGATCGGGCAAATTGACATGTCAAAGGTTTTCACGGGCTGGGGTCCTGACGCCAAAAACGCGCAGATACCGGGAACGGTTGGCGACGATCTTCGGACGGGCTTGAACACGGTCGGCGGCGCTGGAACGGCGATCGGTTCGACGCTGGAAGAGGAGACGCGCAACTATCTTGAAATCAATTCGCCGTCAAAGGTGTTCCAGCGGATCGGCGGTTTCGTCGCTGACGGCTTGGCGCTTGGCGTGTCCGAAGGGTCGAGCAAGGTGACAAAGGCGGTGAAGAAGGTGACAGGCGACGCGCAGAAGACTGCGACCGTCGCGGCTCATGCTTTCGCGCAACCGTTGGCCGGTGCGTTCTCTGTCGCTGAAATGGGCGCGGGGTCATTGCTGGACCGGCTGAAAAACCTTGGCCTGCAGCTGTTGGACATGGTCGCGAACAAGGCATTCACAGACTTTTTCAACCTGTTGCTGCAGTCTTGGGGGCCGACGAAATCGATCGGGACCTATCTGAACAGCCCGGTCGCCGGAACCGTGGTGCCTGCGACGACAGCAAACGCGAACGGCAACGTAATTTCCGGGGGTCGTGTGACAGCCTTCGCAAATGGCGGCGTCGTCAATGGTCCGACCCTGTTCCCTATGTCAGGCGGGTCAACGGGCTTGATGGGCGAAGCGGGTCCAGAGGGGATTTTTCCGCTGACCCGTGTCAACGGAAAGCTTGGCATTCGCGCCGATGGGGGTGGACAAGGTCAGGCGTCGGTCGAGGTGCACGTTCACACAACTGACATTCCGGTCGAGGTCGAAAGCGTCACGCAGTCGAACGGTCGTGTCGACGTGGTGTTGAAGAAGGCTGTTCAGTCGATGCTGCGCGCGGGTGACCTGGATAAAGAAATGCAACGCTTTGGCGTCCGTGCGCGGGCGATGGGGGTCTAATGCAATTTCCTGAAACATTGCCGCATCTGCGTCGCCGCGCTGACACGTCGTTCGCCGTGCGCGATCAGATGCAGAAAGACACGACGTCGCGCGGGACCGATATCGAGCGCGCGCTGACCGGCGGTGGTCTGATTGATTGGTCGCTTGGGCACGGGGCATATACTGAGGCGCAGGCGCTTGATCTGATCAACTTCTATTTCACGGCGCGCGGTCAGTGGTTCGACATGGTGTCGCCCCTCGGGGGCGCGATCAGTCAGTTCCGCTTCAAATCTGTGCCGTCTGGCAAGTCCTTGGGCGCGGGCAAGTGGTCCGTTGCCGTCGAAATGGTTGAGCGAAAATGACCCGTAGTCTTTCAGTCGAAATGATGGCCGACATCAACGGCGGGTCGTCTGGCGATCCGATCGTCGCGCTTCTGGAACTTGATGACGAAAGTTTTGCGTCGCCGATCCGGCTGACGAACTATTCGTCGGAACTGGTGCACAATGGTCGGATTTATGAAGCTGCGGCGTTCGACATTGTCCCCCCAGAAGAGGGCGACGACGTCGGCGTTCCGGTCATGACGCTGACTGTCGAGGCGGTGTCTCGGCAGTACGTGACAGCCCTGCGCGGCGTGACAGGTGAACATATCGACGTCAGGGTGACGTGGGTTTTGGCTTCTGCCCCTGAAATCGCGCAAACGGGCTGGCTAGAGGGCCGGATTTTCAACGCCGAATTGACGTTCCCGATCAGCGCGACGATCACGGTCGAACCGATCCTTGACCGCGCGGTGTCCGTGAAAAGCATGGATCAAAGTAACGCCCCCGGATTGTTCTGATGCTGTCAGGCTATTTGACCGCATCCTATCGGGACGGCGGTCGGGGGCCTGATGCGTTCGACTGCCTTGGGCTGTTTCTTGCTGTGCAGCGCGACCGTTTTGGCCGCGACTTGCCAGATCCCGCTGTGTTGCCCGGAATGCCGGGCCATGACGGCGCGGCGTCTCTCTTGGGCGATGCGACGATCGAAGTCACTGACATTCAGGCGGGCGATGCTTTGCTGTTTAAAATGTCTCTAAATTTCTTGCATGTAGCGACCGCGATCAGCGCGCGCGACATGATCCACATTCAGCGCGGGTCAGGATGCACGATCGAGCCGATCGGGGCGTCAAAGTGGCGCGCGCGGCTGATTGGGGCTTTCCGTTTTGTCGAAGATCATCCTTCACGTTCAGCGCCACCCCCTGCGGGTTGAAACCGAAATCACGCAGGTCGACGCGGGTCAGTCGATCTATGACATTGTGAGCGGCCTTGATCTGCCATGTCGCCCCGTCGTTTCGCTTGCTGTCAACAACAAGTATGGCGGCGTTCAGGCGTGGGAGATCCCTGCGGATCAGTGGTTGTTCGTCAAGCCTCGTGCGGGCGTTCGTCTCTATCTGTTCAGCCCCGTCCGTGACGGTGCTGCGGGCCTTGCGGCGTCGGTGATGATTGCGGCTTTTGCCCCGTGGGCAGCTGGCGCGATGGGTTTCGCGACCGGAACACTTGGGTTCGCGGCGGCGACATCGGCGATCAGCCTGATCGGGTCGCTGGCGATCGGTCAGCTGATCCCCCCTGCGCCGCAAGTTTCCCTTGGTGGCGGCGGGACGTCGATCGGGACGTCTTACGCGATCGCCGGGGCAAGCAATGAATTGGGCACGGAAAAGCCGTATCCAAAGGTTCTTGGCCGTCGCCGAATTGCCCCGCCAATGTCTGCGACCGGCTGGACCGAAATCGTTGACGGCGAGGTTTATTATCGTGGCCGTTACGCGATCGGATGGGGGCCGCTGTGCCTTGATGCGATCGAAATCGGCGGCACGGCGATCACGTCGTTCACAGACGTCGAAATCGAATTCTTGAACGTTGATCAAGCGGAAACCCTTTCGCGAATGCCTGACCTTGCATCATTGGTCACGGGCTGGCGATCGGGCGAAGATCCGTTGACCTTATATCCTGCGGACATCACGCAGGACGGTTACAACGTTCAGCTTGAATTCGATGAAGAGCCGATTGTGCGCAACACGCGCGCGAACACGACCGAAGCCGTGATCGTGATCGGCTGGCCTTCGGGTCTGTTCCGTTACAAGACTGAAAGTAGCGGGCTGAAAGATGGTGCGTCGGCGTATAAGATCGAATACCGCGCGGCGGGGTCTGATGATTACTGGACGTTGGTCGGGGACTTTGCGACGGGTCAGGTGATCTACAACGCGGGCCACCTTGAAAAGCATTCGGTTCAATTCCCGTCTGCGGGTGAATGGGAAATCCGCCTGACCCGCGCCTATGCCGATTATTCGACCAGTGTGGGTCAAAGTGGCACTTATTTGACAGCGATCCAAAGTCACAGCGGTCGCGATCTTCCGTCGCATAGTGGCATTGCCGAAATGGCTGTTCGGATCAAAGCGACGAACCAAATCAACGGTCAGCTAGATAATTTGACCGTGATCGCGCAGCAAATGGCCCCGGTCTGGGATGGCGCAGTGTGGTCGTCGCCTGTCCCTGTCAGGCATCCCGCGTGGGTCTTTGCTGACATGCTGACCGGCTATCACTTGGGCGCGTCTTCGATCAGCCCGTCGCGTGTTGCTGCGGATGATCTAAAGGCGTGGGCCGATGATGAACCCCACTGGACCTGCGACTATGTGATCAGCGACACGACGACCGTCAAGGACGCGCTTGACTTGATCTGCGCGGCGGGTCGTGCGCGCCGCACCCTGCGCGATCTGCAGTGGTCTGTTGTGCGCGAAGAAACGACAGGCGTCGCCCGTCAGGTGTTCACGCCGGAAAACTACAAGGATTTTGGCGCGTCGATCGTTTATCCCAAAAGGGTTCACGCTTTCCGCGCGAACGTCGTGTCAGAAGATCAGGATTGGTCTGACGATCAGGTCGTGATCTACGCCGACGGCTATGACGAAACGACCGCGACGGTTTTCGAAACGATCGATCTGCCCGGCGTTGTCGTCGGCGCTGGCGAGGCGCAGGGCAATGCGTGGCGTCTTGGGCGCTATTTCATGGCCGTGGCGCAGCATCGCCGCGAAACTTATCGTTTTACGGTTTGGGCTGATCATTTGCGCGTCACGCATGGCGACCGCGCTATTCTGATCGCCCCGTCGATCGAGGTGCACCACAACGGCGCGCGCGTCGTGTCTGTGACATCCTCGGGCGGTTTGGTGCAATCGATCACGCTAGACGAACCTGCGCCGACTGACGCGACGGGCCTGCGTCTGCAGCATCGATCGGCGGCGGGTGATATTACGGCGATCCCGGTGACGGCAGATCCTGCTGACGATCGGGTGTTCGTCTTGGACACGCCGACCGCGATCGCGGTCGCTGCGAATGATCTTTGCGGCATTGAAAGCCGTGGGTTCGATAGCTGCGAAGTGATCGTTACGCAGATTACGCCAGACACGGCGACCCGTGTTCAGATCGTCTGTATGCCCGCTGCGCCTGAGGTCTTGCAGGCTGATCAGGGGGCAATACCGGCTTACACGCCTTTGATCACAGCGGACCAGACGACGCGGCGCAAGCCGCCAAGGCCGACCGTCGTCGGTTTGACGTCTGATCAGCTGACAGCCCGACGGTCGTCAGACGGCGCGCTGTCGCCTCGGGCGTCGGTGTCGTATGGTCTTGGGTCTTGGTCTGCGCTGCAGTATGTGCGCCTGCGCTGGCGTCCTGTTGGAACGCGCGCTTGGTCGCAGTCTGAACGCATAGCGGGCGGTTCTGTGATCTTGACGGGTGATTTGGAGCGCGGGGCGGAATATCAAGTTTCGATCGCTACCGAAGATCAGTTCGGACGGTCACGCGGTTGGGTTGATGCGGGCACGGTAACGGCGTCTGTGCGCGCTGACGTGCTGTCTGCGCCTGTCGGCTGGTATGCGGTCCCTGACATTGCTGCGGTCACTCTGCGGGCTGCTGACGGCTCTGAATACCCTGACGATTTCGCGGCGTTCCATATTTACGGCGCTGAAACCCTATCAGATCCGCTTGTGTTCCTCGGGGCGACCCCGATCGGCGAATTTCGGTATCAGGGCGCGGCGCGCGTCTTCGCTGTTCGGTTTGTCGATCTTGAGGGGCGCGAAGGGGACCTTTCAGGCGTGATCGAGGCTGCGCCACGCGGATTGTCGTCGTCTGACTTTACCGATCAGGTGGTCGAGTGGGACAGCCTAGCGGAAAACGTGGCGAACCCGATCGCGACCGCGCAGGCTGCAGCTGATGGCGCGCAGGAAGACGCGACGCAGGCGTTAGAGGATGCGGGAACGGCGCAGTCGGCGGCTGATGCGGCGCGCGGTGTCGCGGATGGTTTGCGGACTGAATTCGACGTTGAGGCGTCCGTAAATTCGCAGCGCCAAATCGCTTTAGAGCAAGCCCAAGAAAACTGGCTTGATCTGGTCCTTGCTTATGGTGATGTCAAAGAGACGATCGCTGACGCCGGGATCGTGGTCGACCCTGACACGGGGTCTGTCGAGATTGCCGCAATCGCGAATGTCGAGGGTCGCGTTCAGCAAGTCGAAATTGATCTAAGCGCGATCGATGCGCAGATCGGACTGAAAGCCAGCGTCGCTGAGGTCGACAGCAAGATCGCGGCGGCGCAGCTGCCCGAAGCGAGTATTGCAGACCTAGAGGGCACGAAAGCGCGTGTCAGCGATGTCGAAATCGGACTTGACGCCGTGAATGGGGCTTTGACCCTGTCTTCGACCGGGACCCTTTATGACGTCAACGACGCAGAAGTCGGCATCACGGCGCTAAAGGGGGCGATCGATATCGCGCAAGGTCAAATTGACCTTCGCGCAACGAAAGCTGAATTCGACGCGCTAAGTGATGAGGTCACAAACGCGCAGATCGAAATTTCGTCCCTTGATGGCGCGGCGATCAGGCAATCGGCGCAGGATACGCGCGAATTTTTCGATCTGGTTGTCGATCAGTCTGAACTGCAGCTGGATCAGGTTCTTGGCGAGTATGAGGGCCGCGAAGCTGTTCGACGTGACATCGCATTGGCCCGTCAGGACCTAACCGCGCGTTTCAATGAAAGCGATGAGTCGGTCGCGCGCGTGGTTCAACAGATCACGTCCGAGGTCGATGGTAATCGGGCTGATATCCTGAGCGAAGGCAAGACCCGCGCAAGTGAGGTCTTGGCGGTGTCTCGGCAGGTCGATGATCTGTCGGCGCGTGTTGGAACGTCCGAAGGCAAGATCACCCAACTTAACAAGGTGACAGCCGACAGTGACAGCGTTCTGGCGCGATCGGTGTTTTCGATTGATGGCCGTGTGGGTGATGCCGAAGGGTCGATTACTGCGCTAAATACGGTCAGCACTAGCAGTTCGAGTGTGCTGGCGCGCACGGTTGCAACGATGTCGGCGACTGTTGACGATAGCGAAGCGGCGATCACTGCGATCAACACGGTTTCGGCGACGTCTGACAGTGCGATCGCGCGGGCCGTGAACGGCCTGTCGGGCCGGGTCGGCGACGCAGAGGGCGACGTGACCGAACTGAACAAGGTGAACGTCAATTCGACATCCGCTTTGGTTCAGGCGTTCTTGTCGGTCAGGGGGCGTGTCGATGATGCAGAGGGTGAAATCACGCAGCTGAACAAGGTCGACGCGACATCGACGTCGGCCTTGGTTCAAAGCCTTCTGGGGCTTGATGGCCGGGTCGGCGATACCGAGGGCGAAATCAGCGATCTGTATAACGTCGACGTCTCGCTAAAGAACGCTCTAGTGCAAAAAATCCTTGAGATTGAAAGCACGGTCGGAGGCAAGACGTTCACTGTCAGATCCCTGATGGAAAGCGTCGACGGTATTGAGGGTCAATGGGGCGTTGAAGTCGACAATAATGGCCGGATCACTGGCGTCGCTCTGGTGTCCGATCCTTCGCAGCGTTCAAATTTTATTGTTCTGGCTGATGCGTTCAAGGTCGTTGGGCCTGACAGCAACGTCGCCCCGTTCGTTGTGCGAACGACAGAAGAGACGCAGCCGAACGGCGACGTCTATCCGCCGGGCATCTATGTCAGCAACGCCTACATTGATGCGGCGCGGGTGATTGGGACGCTAAAATCAGACAATTTCGATCTTTCGGGCGAAACCGGCTGGCGGATCAAGGCTGATGGTACAGCGCATTTCTTCGGGCCTGTCCTGTCGCGACCGCTAGTTGTCGCGGAGGGGTCGCATAATGTTCCGAACCCGATCGTGATCAATTCTGCGACTTGGTCGACACGGTATGAAAGCGGGTTGATCAACAGTGGTTTTATGATCGACGTCAAGGATGTCTGGTTGCCCGCTGATGCTGTTTACAAGGTCGAGGCGGCATTCAACGGATCTGGGACGGGTTTAGGGATCGGCGACGGCACTCAAGAGTTCTGGGAGGCCAAGGCGGAACTTGTGAAGGCGGCGCGATGGACGGGGCCGCAACAGTTCAGGCTGCGCCTGTGGGTCGAGGGCGTCGCGCGCGCGGGTGGTTCTGTCACTCTGCACAAGTCAGGGAACGCGGCGCAGGGCGGCGCGATCGAGTGGAAAATCTATAAGGTGACATAAATGGCATGGATCAAGGCCGGAACGGTCGCAATATCAAACGGCGGAACGACCGTCACCGGAACGGGGACGTCATGGCTGACCGGCGTCAATGTCGGTGATGCGCTGGTCGCCCCAGACGGGCGACTATATGAAATCACGGCGATCAATGGCGCAACGTCGCTGGTGATCGCGCCTGCTTATCAGGGGTCTGGCGTCTCGGGTGCTGATTATATAATCGCCCCGACGCGCGCCTTGACTGGCGCACTTGCGGAGCGTGTTCAATCGCTGATCAATGACTTTTCCGACGTGAAAGACAACGTCGGGGCGTCCAAGATGGGCGATTTTATCACATACCTTCTTGATCAAGACACTGGCTGGTCACGTCCTGCGTCGAATACTGTGGCTGCGGTGACTGGCGGGGTCGAGGCGCTGCGCCTCACCGCGTCCGAAGCATCCGGCGGGGTCGTTCAGTCTAGCGCTACCGATGCCACGGCGGGCAAGCTGATGAAGGTCGGGGCGTTTGGTCTGGGGTCAAAAGAAGCGCCCCTGATTACCGACTTCACTCAAGATTTATCTGCTGGCGACTACACGTACTTGGAGGCCAGCGCAGTAGGCGCTCCGTCCAGTCAGTCCTATTACGGCCACGCGCGTGTTCTACGTGGGGATGATAACCGTGTTGTGATCGTGGCAACGCGGCTGACTTCCGGCAATATCAGGCAGTGGATCGGGTATCGCGGCACAGCAACCGGGTCGCTTCTGTGGCAGGAAATATATCACCAAGGGTCTATTCTTGGAACGGTGGCGCAGGGGGCGGGTGTTCCGACTGGTGCGCTGATTGAGCGTGGCAGTAACGCCAATGGCGAGTACGTCCGCTATGCCGATGGCACGCAAATTTGTACCTCTCCTGTTCTTACATTTGCACCGCAAACGGCCAGCAACGGGGTCTATATCAGCGACCCTCAGACGTGGACTTATCCAGCAAGTTTCTCGTTCGTTGGTAGCGGCGGGGCGACTTGCGTGAATGACAGCATGGCATGGGCAACGGCAACGTCCGGGTCTTCGGCATCTGAAATCCGTGTAATTCGGCCTGCGTCGGCTACGTCCCGCCAAGTTCGTGCTTTCGCCGTTGGTCGCTGGTTCTAAGGAGGTCGGCAATGTTTGAAATCAAACTAAGCCCTGTCGTTGACAATCAGCCAGACCGGCTGGAAATCTCGGTATCCGGTCATGTCCTCACAGTCGCGGGTGACGTGATCGACCTGTCCCCGATGGCCGATGGCGGCACCCTGCCACACGATGCGGTAGCTTCTGATTGGATCACACAAGACCCGATCACTTCGGCTGATGGCTGTATTTCGGTGACGGTGAAATTCCAAATCGACGCAAGCGCACCATATGAGGCGCGGTTCCCCGACCTGATCGCAGTGGATGCTGACGGGCCTGTCACGCTACCCGCACAATGGATGGAGGGTCAGGCATGAGCGTTGCAATCGACTGGACACAAGCTGAGACATCATCGGACATCGACGCAGCGGCGCTGGAGCGCCGCCGGGTAGCGGTCAACGCGGAGTGTGAGCGCCGCATCTTCGCGATCGCGTCGGCCAATGCGCAGCGCAACATGGGTGTTGTCCTCGGCATCATTGCGGCAACGCCTGCGGGCGATCGCACGAATCAAGACGTCGAAATCTTGGCAGGGTGCAGGGCTGCGATGTCGTGGGTCAATGCGATGCGTTCAGCGGCGGCGCATCTTCGCGAGACCGACGATGATTTTACGGCTGACGCGGCTTGGCCGGATCTGCCTGACGGCGTCGGGCAGATGCTTGAGTTGATATAGCTAGATCAAAAGGGGGTCGACGTGACTGTCGATGATATTTTTGTGGTCCTGTGGCGCCTGATCGGCGCTGTGTCGGTGCTGGCTGTCTGGTTGTTGTTCGTGACTGTCAGGCTTGGATTTCACGCGGGTCGTCTGCGCCGGAATGATATGCGAGTGGCGCGCGTGATAGAAAAGGTTGATCGCGATCGTGAGGTGACGCACGAACTGCGCGCGATCGTTGATCGGCACGTCGAACAGCTGTCTCGGCAGATGACTGAACAACACGATCTTTTGATCGACGTCGGAAAGGCCGTCTCGGGGCTGGTTGAGAGATTGGAGAGATTGAGGGAAGCGGCGGATGGATCAGGGGTTGACTGAACTTTATTCGCGCATCCCGGACGGACTGACGGGCGGCGTGATCCTCGGGCTGATGTTTCTGGTCTGGTATCTGAACAAGGCGAACGTTGAACTTAGGCGCGATATGGATCGACGGCTTGAAGAAAAAAACGAACAGCTGTTGACGCAAGCGCAGGCGCATAGCGACGAACTGATCAAGGTTCATGGGACATTGTCAGAGGCGATCAAGCCTTTCGAGACCGTTATTCAGTTGATTGGTGGGAGGTCGTGACGTGGTCTGGTGGCGTAAAAAGTGCACTGATTTGGATATTCAGCCAGACACGTCAGGGGTCGAAGCGCTTCGGCGGGCTGCCGATGAAAAGCGTCGCGAACTTGAAGCGCGGGCGCGTCAGCTGACCGATCTTTTGACCCACGGCATCGAAGAAAAAAGGGACGAACAGTGATCGGATTTATCAGTGAATATGGCGTGTCGTTGACGGCTGTTCTCGGCATTGTGTCGCTGTCGTGGGCCGCTTTTGGGTTTTTCCCCCATCTGTCGGCGCGGCGTGGTTCTGCGGCGTGGTGGATGACAAGGTTTTACATGATCAAAGGGTCGATCGGCGTGTTTCGCATGGCCTATTGGGACATCATTCGGCCTGTCTGGCGCGTCTTGCACGGCGACAGCTGGAACGCGCTGGATCGATGGGGTCTGGTGTTTAACGCTGCGTTCAACACTGGCGCGGCTTACGCCGGGTTTATCGGGTTGATGGTTCTGTTTGTGGCAATTCCAGACGACCGGCGATCTGAATGGTCGCCGCTGACTGCCCCGCTCTATCCGCGAAAGCCGTGGCGGCGGGATACCTGACGGCGTGTAATTGGCCGTCTGAACCTTTCAAAAATCGGAGTTTGAGCAATGAAAATCATTGCAGAGGATTGGGCGTCGACGCTCAAGTCCGCTTGGAGTGTGCGCGCGCTGTCGATCTGTCTGATCGCGGCGCTGTTTATCGTGTTTGATCAGGTATTGCCTGATGTCGCGCCGGATTGGCTTGGGCAAACGCAACTTGCGATCGTGATGGCAGTGTCGTCTGTCGCGGGCCTGATCGCTCGGATAGTCGTTCAGCAAGCGGCGACGGCTTGGGCTGCAGGTCTGGTGCGGCGGTTCGTGTCGAGCGAAAGCGGGGCTATGCCCGTGCGAAAGCGAACGGCTGCTGTTGGTGCTGCGGCTGTGATCGCGTTGGCGACCCCATTTATTGCGAAGTGGGAGGGCGTTCGACTTGAGGCTTATCGCGATGTCGTCGGCGTCGCGACGATCTGTTTCGGCGACACTCACGGCGTTCAGATGGGCGACCGCGCAACGATGGCCGAATGTGTCGATCGACTTGAAGACGACGTTGCATCTTTTTACGCGCAGATTGCCCCATGCATGACGCGCGCCGACATCCCTGTCAGCGTTCAAGCTTCGATGTTGGAATTGGCGTTCAACGTGGGGGCGCGTCCTGTGTGTCGATCGACAATGATGCGCCGCGCGAACGCGGGCCAGTACGTCTTGGCCTGTGATGAACTTCGCAAGTGGGTTTACGCGGGCGGGCGGCGCTGGCCGGGGCTGGAAAATCGCCGCGCAGACAGCAAGGAAAACCTATGCCTGTCCGGGATCTGATCGGCGCTGCGGCTTTGTGTGCGGCGATCAGTTCCGGCGCTTACACCTACGGGAAGTGGGTCGGCGCAAGGGATCTGCGCGCGGCTTATGCCGAACGGAGGGCCGAAGCCGATCGGGAACTTTTCAATCTGGCTGAGAAAGTCAGTACGCAGGCGGCTGAAATCTCCGTGCTGCAAGAGGGTCTAAACAATGCGAGAGACGAACTTGACGCGGCTGCTATCGATGCTGGTGGCGGTCGTGCTGGTGTTGCCGCTGACCGGCTGCGGGCCTTGGATCGGCGCTGGGGTCGAGATTGATCCATTGCCCCCGGCGATCGTTGATCCGTGCCCGCACCCGTCCGATTTGGTGTCGCGGGGCGGGACGGTCGGGGACGATGAAATCACGGTGCGCAGAATGGGTGATGCGCTGATTGTCTGCGGCAGAAAAAAGCAGGTCGCGGTCGGTGCATTTGAGCAAGTGAGGGCGGCGCTGAAATGAAATCGCAAGCCGACGACCGTCCCGTTTTCACTTTTGCTGCCGATCGGGGTGACTTGGTTTTCTTCTGCGGCAGTGAAGAGGTCGGGCGGCTTTCTGGCTGTGATGCCGTGGGGATTGCTGCGCTGATTTCAGAGTTGGGCGCAGCAATGAAAGAGGCGCGCTAATTCGGCGCACGTCAATAGGTGGCGATCTGGCTGGTCGCCGAAGAAAAAAGGAATTTGGGAAATGGCTACATCGCGTTTGAGCATTGGGTCAGGATGGTCTGAAAGCAGTCAAGTGTCAGCGCCGGTGGCGACTGACGTGTTCGTGACGAACACGAATGGTCGCCCCCTTTATTACGCGATTACAGGCGGCGTCTCACTGCCTGATTTCGGCCCTGACCTGTCGCATTATGTCGATGGCTGGGGTCAATTTTCGCTGCAGCTGCAGGCGGGTGAGGTTTTGTGCTTGGCGCTGGTCGATGGTGCTGGCGCTGTCACTGTCACGACAGGACCGTCAGCATGATGCTCGGTTCACGTCTACGCGGCTCGCGGCTGCTATCATCGCGCCTGCGATCCTCGCGCCTTGCCCTTCTTGGGCGCGCGCTTTTGAGCGCGTTTGTCCATGTGCCATTTGCCCCATCTGGCTCAAGCGAGCTGATCGACTCCAGCGGGGCGACATTCAAATGCAAGGATAAGACATGACGGAATACAATTCTGCATACACCGGCGCTCAAATTGACGCCGCGATTGCAAAGGCCAACAGCGCACAGCAGCCACCCGCCGAGGGGGCGTTTGTCGATGGCGACAAAACCAAGCTGGACGGTATCTCCCCGAACGCTGATGCTACCGACGCGACAAGCGTCACGGCGGCTGGCGCTCTCATGGACAGCGAAGTCACGAACCTTGCGGCTGTGAAGGCATTCGACCCATCGGACTATGCCACGGCTGAACAGGGTTCGCGTGCCGATAGCGCGACTCAACCCGATGATATTGCAAATATGGTTGAGAGTGACGTGACCGGCGTAACGGGGGCTGACGCTATCACTAACATCATCTCACTGACCCAAGCGGAGTATGACGCGATTACCCCAGACGCCTCAACTCTATATGTAATCACGGGGTGACGCATGGCTATTCATATCGGCTCTACCTCTATCTCTGCTCTCTATCTTGGCTCAACCGCCATTCCTAAAGCATACCTCGGTGCTGGCGAGGTCTACTCCGTCGGAGGTGGCGGCGACACATATGCTGTCGGAGGGGAAAGTCCTGCCATGGTGCTGGATTTTACTGAGGAATACTACCGTACAAATGGCGCTACCGCCTCTCTGGGAGACGCTGTGACGTTTACGCGGGCATCAAGTGCTACCTACGTTGATAGTACAGGAACCCTGCAAACAGTAGGCCCGAATGAACCCCGAGTAGGGCACCACGTATGGAGTGGCTCTGAATGGGTCAACAAAGGCTTGCTGCTGGAAAGTGAGCAGCTGACTAACCTTGAGACAGAGAGTGTGAGCCTCGGAGAACACATCTCACATGCGGCTGGCGGCGCAACAACCACATACGGAAGTTCTGACCCCTTTGGCGGTTCCAATGCAGGACTTTTCACTTCAACGTCAACAGACGGCTATAATTACGGCACTGTTTTCTCCCTTGCGGCCTCTACGTACACTTTTTCTGTCTGGTTAAAAGCTAACTCCTCTTCGAATGCAAGGATTCAACTCGGACGTGGTTCGGCCAGAGACGGGGTTTACGCTGACGTTGATCTGGCCCTAGGCACAATCGGAGAGGCTACTCTTGTTGGTGGCTCATATACACCTGTCAGTTCCAACATAGAAAAGTTCCCAGACGGCTGGTATAGGGCAAGTGTTACAGCCATAGTGCAGACTGGTACCAACGTAGGGTATATTAGGAGTCGGGATGAAGTTGGAACAGCGTTCTACTTCTACGGCCCGCAGCTTGAGGAAGGCTCTACCCCCTCGTCCTACATCCCCACAAACGGATCACAGGCAACCCGTGCGGCTGAGGCTGTAGAGAGCGACAACCTGCCGTATTCGTCAACCGCTATGAGTGGGGCGATAGCTGGCACTGAAACATTCGGCGGTGTTGCTATTGACCTGTTCAAATGGTCCGCAGACGCAGGCAATCACATCACTGTGACGCTGAATGCGAATGGCACTGTTACGCTCGCAATGGTGAATGGCGGATCAACCGCAAGCGTGACAACGACAGGGGCCATTGCTGAGGGCGTCAATACGGCATTAAAAGTGGCGTGGCGGGTGACTGACAGCGAGATCAATATTGCCCTAGATGGCACGGCAGAGACTGCTGTATCGACTGCTATTGGCATCCCTGACCTATCCTCAACAAGTGCATCATTTGGCGGCATGGGTACTAGAGATACCATATCTGCGTGGGACGCTGACATAGGTGACTCTGGTATTGTTGAGGTTACAAGTGATGGCGTATAATCTTGGTACCGAAGAAAGCCCGCTCTGGGTCAATCTGCGCGTTTCTGATGGCATTGTAGGCGCAATCGTTAGGACACCCGACCTAGACACGTTCTACGCAGCCGCCAAAGCCGCTGGACTGATGGTTGAGATCACCGAGCCTGTCACCGACGAAGAGACGGGCGATATTACTCAGGTCGGTACGGGTAAGTGGCGCAACGCTGAGGGGGTCACTTTTGATCACCTCGGACCGGTAACGATCACCGCCGCTGTGCTTGATGACGAGGGCGCAGAGGTCACGCCTGCGGTCATGGATCACCGTCACCACGTTAATATACGCTTGACGCCCCCTGCGATCCGGCAGCGTGATCCTGACGGGGCCTTGCGCTGGCACAAGTGGGCCGCAGCGTGGTCCGACGGATCGCCCGATCTAGACAATAACGCAGCGGAATCGGCGCTTATACTTATGGGCGTGTCCCTGATCGATCCCGACACGATCAACAGCCCGTCGCGCGTGTGGCTGTAAAAAAACAGAGGCCTTCGCAGAGATGCGGGGGCCTTTTTGCGTTTGGGGCGGGTTATTTGGATATCGCCTCGGTAACTCGCCACTTTAGGCGCATAGCGAAATCCCACGCGGCATAGATGTGCCTCCATCTGGACCACGTTCTCCGCCCTGCGACGGTCGGCACGTACACCATTCGGTCGCTGTCGTATCCGATGTAACCTTCCTTGCGCAACTTGCGCAGAGTTTCCTTGCAGATCTGATCACCCGCCCAAACTCCGCCGGAGTTGACGTGGTGTCCAATTATTTCAAGGTCATTTCTCCAAGACATATCGGCCCCCTTTCTCTGGTCCCATCATCGCAAAAGCAGCCCGCACAGTCAACCCCAAGAGAGTTGACTATCTCCACCATATTTGCGATTGTAAGGCATGGAGAGAAAACCAGCAGAATGGCGCGGTGTACTGCGCGACAATGAGCGGGCCGAATTGGAGCGGGCAGAGGCGTTGCGGGACACCGCAGCGGACAACCTCAGGGCCGTAACGAAGAAGCTAAAGGATCGATGCATAAAGCGCATGAGGCGGGCGCAGGAAGGGGGCGACGATGGGTGAGAAAACGAGCCTTTATAGGCACTACGACAAAGAGGGTCGTTTGCTGTACGTCGGTATATCCAACAACTTCATGGTGCGACTGGCACAGCACAAGGGCCGTTCGCATTGGTACTGGTCCATTTCGCGTGTCGATGTGAGGCACTACCGTAATCGAGAAACCGCAAAGATGGCTGAGGCGCAGGCGATACGCATTGAAAATCCGCTGCACAACGTCGTTAGACCCAAGCCGAAGATCGGGGCGCATCGAGTGGAGAGCGTCACGAAAGGCCCGATGCGGGTTGGTTATGCGATGATAGGAAAGCACTGCTTGAACAGGTATATGAGGCGGTTTTACGCCTGCGGCGTATCTCCTCAAAGAATGGTGTTTGATCTGGTTGGCGGTGCTTCTCGCGGAAACGGGACGATTGAAACGGTTGAAGCCATGGCGAAAGATCAGCCAATCGATTTGTTTGTTGCCTGCAAGGAGTTTCTTGGATCACAGATGCTCAAAGATTCCAGCAACGTGAGCATAAAAGAGGTTCAGCCTTTGGCGGCTGCGGCTGACCTGCAAGCAAACGAAACAGACGATCTGTAAAAGGAGCAAGCCATGGGGCTGCGGGAAGAACTACTGGCAGAGACTGGACCAAAGACGCACGTTGCTGAGCTCTGCGGCCGTGCCGCCGATGAACTGATCATCAAGGAAATGGTGATTGCTGTGCGAGACCGAGAGATAGAGATGCTGCGCGATGCTTTCACTTGGTCTCTTCGCCACACCAGCGGCAAGGAATTGCGGCGCATGGTTGGCGACTTGAGCGACACTTCTGACCTAGACGAATACTTGCGAGCCATTAAGCGGGCGCGGGCGTCAAAAACCAAGGTGTAACAAAGGAGCAATCGGGATGGCGATTTATGACGATGTGGAGCGCCGGACATGCGGGCATTGCGGCTGTGAGCGTGATGCCCGCTCTATGAGCTACATAGCGGGCCGGTGGATTTGTATGGCCTGCTACAACGCAGGAAAGCGGGTGGCCAGCCAGTGTCCTGATGATCAGATACGCGCTGCGATGGGTGTGCCGAGTCGTCTGCTTGGGCGCGATCAGGTGTAACAAAGGAGAAAACGGGATGGCGGTTGAGGCACAAGGCTTTGATTGGCAGGTAGACGGCAGCGATCACACTTATGGCGAACGTCTGGCGCACTATCAGGAGCAGTTCGGATTGCACGATCTTCCAATGGATAAGCGGCCTGCGATCCATGCGGTCGCGCACGAATTGGCAACCGAAGAAATGCTGACCGAAATTCATGCGATGCTGCGGCATCTGTGCAAAGCGACGATCTAACAAAGGAACGTCTTTGCGCACGGTAAGGGTGATCGCGCGGTCGAGGCGCTGCAGGCGGCTATATCAGAGGCGCGAAGCCTCGGCGCAGACCGCGTATGACACTAGTACCGCATCATGGAAAGGCCCGCTCTATGCGGGTCTTTTTGCGTTTTACGCTTTCACGCTTCGTTCGGCTTTTGTCCTGAAAAACATTTTCATCAAGCGTCTGTTTTCGCGAAATATAGTTCAGATTTAGGTTCTGGCGCCGCGAGGCGTGGGGGTTCAAGTCCCTCCACCCGCACCACTGAGAATACTTCCTAAAAATCAGCTGATTACAGTGTGGGCTTCTCTACACTTCGGTTTCATTTGACCAATCGTGTCTCGAACCCGTTACACTGATCCTGCGGCAAGCACGACAGAGGAGCGCGCAGGATGGAAGAGCTGGAGACCAAATATGTCACGCCCCTGACCGAGGCTGTGACAGGGCTCTTGGACTATTTGTGGACCTTCGGGATTCAATTGTTCACGCCCATCCAGTTCATCGCAATCTTCGTGGCTTTGTTCGTGGCGCTGGTGCTGCACCGTTTGGTGCGGCGCGTGATCAAAACTGTCGCTGAAACGACCGAGGGCCGCCTGACCCGCCGCGCTTTGGCAACGGCTGGGGCGATTAGCCTGCCGATTGGTTGGGTAATCGGACTCTGGATTGCGATGGGGGCGCTGAGTGCTTTTGGCCAGCCGACAACGATGGTCCGGCTGTTCGCAAGCCTGATCAACGCGTGGATCATTATCCGCATTCTGACAACGCTGCTGCCCTCAAACTCCTTTGCCAATCTGGTCAGTTGGACCATCTGGGCTGTGGCGGCGCTGAATGCGGTGGGGCTGCTGGACCCGACGATCCTATGGCTCGATTCGATAAAGTTTTCGTCCAACCAGCTGAACATTTCGCTGTGGACGGCCATTCAGGGCCTGATTGTCAGCTCCATGCTCTTGTGGGTGGCCTATCATTCG